AATAGCTGGTCTTACTTTATTTAACAATTCATCAAAAGCAACTCCAACCTGTGCTAAAGCATTTGCTGTTGGCTCCATGATATCATTAATCTTTCCGAATTTTTCTTCTGCCTGTGTTAGTACTTCTACTGCGACTGCTTGTGATTTTTCATAAATAGATAACTGAGTTTTAGTCTTACCTAGAGTAGCTGCATATTTTGTTGTCGCTTCTTCTAGTCTTAGAATAATACCTAGTTCGTCTAATAGTTCTGGTTCCGCTTTAGTAACACCTCTTACTAATCTGTTGAATGAGTCTGTTACATCTCTACCGAGCGCAACTGAAACTGTAAACGCTGCTTTTGATAACTCATTTAACTGTCCTGCAGATAGTCCCGCAGCTCTACCAATAGCACCGGCTTGTGCGGCTTCCTGGAAAGTAATCATATTTCTAGTAGCGCCCTGTATATCTCTAGCTAAACTTTGATATGCCACTCCAGTAGCTGCTGCAAAAGCCCCTTGACCTTGTTGTAATACACGAAAGTCAGCAGCACCTTTTAGGAATCTAAAGGCTGCATCAAGTGCAAATAAGTTAGCGGCTAAAGTAGCGTAGGCAGGAACAAGTCCCCCTGTGATACCTTGGGACATTTTAGAAAAGTTTTTAGTTGAATTTGAAGATGCTTGTGCAGCACCTTTTAAAGCACGATCAGATGACTGTGCCGACTTCCTGGTTTTATCTAATGCTCCAGATGCTTTCTTTTGATCCTGGACAAATTTGCCAAGACCATCTATAATCATCTTAAGACTTACTTCATGTTGTTGATTTTTACCAGCCATTGTTTACCTTATCTACTAGCTTTCGCCTTAGCTTTTGCTGACATTTCAGCATTTTTTTGTGAGTCTTTGACTCGTTTATTTATACAATTAGAATTTGCGTTTTCTATATGAGCTAAAAAGTAGACAACTGTGCGTTTGTCCTCGATATCAAAAGTATCTAAATAAGTACCTATAGGGCTAAAATCTTTGCCCATATACATACCACTAGTACCATCCCATCTGTCAGTTAGTATGCTGTGTAGCATAAACGACTGTTGTACCTCAATTGGATAATCTCTCATCTCAGGAGGCATTTTATCGGGATCGGGATCTTGATTTAGTTGCTCGCAGACTGCAAGGTATTTATCTAAATCAATATCCTCAGAAAATTGTTTTTTAATCAGCCCAAGTATTCCTTCTACTTGGTCTTGGTAAAATTTTCCAGTTCACCGACAGTTTCACTTACCCACTCATCGAAATCACTAGAGTTCTTCATAAGTAACTCTGCATTTTCGTTGTTCCAGACTAAATAGTCTTCAGGTTCTAACTGGCTAATATCTACTAATAGAAGCTCTTCTAAGTATTTATATTTTAAGCCTGACCAGCCTTTTATGATTGCTTTGCAATATTCAGTTAAGAATTTATCATTATCTAGCTGTTCTTCGTATGCCCTTGTCTTTTTATTGAACTTTTGTGATACACTTTTATTTCTAAGCTTTAGCAATTCTTCTCTTGCTAAATAAGTGAGTTTTACGCTGAAGCCTTTCAGTCCTGGAAAGTCTACTGCTACTGTCTTGCTTGGAGTTAATAAACTCTTAAGCGATACTACTGGTTTTATGTTTTCTGTTGTCATTATTAATTCCTATTTAAAAAATATGTGGGGAATGACTTCCCCACACACTTCGTTATTATTACTAAGCTCCGACGTAAGTAACTTTTACTTCGTTGGTAGCGTCTGCTGCTGTTGCAGATGATAAGTCTGTTGATAAACCGTGGAAGGCTACATCTACAGATACTACATCTGATAAATCATGAGTAGGTAACTCTAAGTGAGCTTTTCCAATCGATACATTACATCGAGGAGTGTTGCCACTACCACCGATAGAAAATACCATTTGGAAAGCGTTAGTAATTACGCCTCTAGACTCTTGTAACTTCTCAAATAAGTCTAGTGACCCATTTGATACATCATTAAGATAGCAGGTGAAGTTACCTGAAACTGATCTAGTACCAGTAACATGACCTAATGGTAAGTTTACTGTTCCTATTGTTTCCGGTGTTAGGTATGAAATGTTGTTTTCAACTGTGATGTTTCCACCTGTTAAAGTAACACTATATGCTTGGTCTGAACTACCTAAAGCTCCGACTGTACCTGTTGTTTCACTTGCATCATATGTTAATGATAAGTCTGTTAATTTTTGTCTGATAAAGTTAGAAGTAGTATCTACTCCTTCTCTAATTAGACCCTTAGCTGTGGTTCCACTTGCTTCAGTGTTTAAAGAAGCCGCTTCTTCGATTGTTTTACCGTTTCCGGACCAACCTACTTGTGCGATTCCTTCAATATCAAAATCAATTGAAGCCGAGCCAACTGAACAATCTGCTAATTTATAGATTGTTACTCCTTCTGTACCTGTTGCATACAACGCTGTTGCGGTGTCCTTTGCTGCACCAAGTACAAAATACATATCAAATGTACCTAGTGTTACTTGGTTTGAGTTAGCGAAATTAAACTCTTGCTTAGCGGTGTCGCCATAAGCGTCCCCACCACATGCATCGTCGTAATCCTTCGCACTCATTGCTGCCCATAAAGGTCCTTCTACTGCAAAATGTCCCCCACTATCTGCGTGGTCTCCACTTGCAAATTTTGCATTTGAACCTGATACAGTTGGTCTCATATAAGTGCTGAAACTCCATTCTGCTGGTGCGAAAGAATCGGTGAACATTGCTCTACCTCTCTTACTGTAACCACTAGAATTAGCTGCTTCACTTAATGTTATCTCTGATGTATTCGTACCCTGACTAAAAGAAAACCCATCTAATACCGGAATCTCATAAAGAGCGGTATTGGCTGTGGTGCTATCCTCTGACCATTGCATGAACACTTTGGTATCTCTACTAAAGAAAAATGCCATTTTTTATATCTCCATTAATATCGAACTTCTACGGTGATTTCTCCAACACCGAGAGGTTCTAATACGCCTTCATCTGTATCTACAGTTAAGATTGAAGTCTGTACTGTAGACTGAGATGTTCCTGTTGAATCTGTGTAGGTTAATGGATCATTATCCTCCAACACAGTTTCTACATCTTCCAACAATTCTTCGAGTGCGTTGATAACATCATTGTCATCAGACACATAACATCGAACTGTTATTCTTAAAAATCTAAATCGAAAGCCTCCGCCATCGTATTCTCTCGTTTCTGCTCCCGCTCCTAAATGAATAGTCGGAAACTCGTTAACTTCGTCCCAAAATTTTAACCTTCTTTCCACCGTACTTACTGATGTTCTCATTGGTGGACTTCCATTTATCTGAGTTTCTAGTGCTACGGCTAAGGATTCAATTATGGCTCTACGACGCGACGAATATCTTCTTGCTGTTGTAGAATCCATTATACTCTCCTTACTTTGAGGAATTTACTTCCTATTATACTTTGTGCTATCTCTCTAACACTTTCTCCAATTATCTTTCTTGGATCTCTTGCTGTACTGCCTTGTTTAAATCCTGGTTCAAAAGTTTGATAAGGATATTTCATATAAGTATAGTCTACATGAACTCCCCCTCTTGGGCCTACCATTACTTGTGTAGGTTCAACGCTGTTTGCAAATCTACCTGTTTGGTATCTTAATGCTCCACCCGTTCCCATTTTACTAGCTACTACTTGAGGTAGTAAAGCTTGTAACATTGCTTCTAAATGTAAAGGACTTTGTGCTGTTTTTGCAGCATCCTTAGTTCTTACTCTTACTTTTTTCCTAGCTATTGTTCCTGCAGTTGAAGTAATACTGTTCTTCATCTTTTTTGCAGATCGCCCTTTTGAAGTGCCTGAAGATGCTTTAAGCCCCTTCATTTTTCGTATAAACTCTTGGTTGACTTTCATTCTCATGTCAAGTCCGCCACCTTTACCTACTCTTTTACTTCTTTTATCTAGTTTGCCTTTTACAGTCATTAGTCCTTCAGCAATTAAAGCCTGTTTCATTATGTTGGCTCTATCTAGAGGCCCGGGACTAGCAGACCAAAGTTGTTGAGCTCTGTCTAAATCTACTTTACAAAGTCTCA